CGAGCTACGCCGAGATCCGCCCAGGTGCTCGAGGTGCTGTGTCTGAGTTGTGGCCGCTGCACTCCAGCCGCATGGAGGCTGAGCGGCTGACTGACGGCACGCTGCGGTATCGGTACCGCGAGCCAAGTGGCCAGCAGACGATCTACAGCCAGGAGCAGATATTCGCCCTGCGATTCACGACCGAAGACGGCATCAAGCCGATTCCTACCTATAAGCTCTTTCAGAATGTGCTTGGTCTTTCGCAGGCTCTTGAGGCGCACGCCGCTACGTACTTTGGCAACGGGGCACGCCCTGGCGTAATCCTTGAAAGCAGCAACCCGATTCCCACAGACGCGGCCGAGCGACTGCGTGAGAGTTGGGAGCGAATGCACAGAGGCAGCGACCGAGCCTTCAGAACGGCTGTATTGCCTGCGGGCATTACGGCCAAAGAGCTAAGCAGCAGCAACGAGGCTGCCCAGATGCTGGAGAGCCGGGCATTCTCCGTGTACGAGTGCTGCCGAATCTTCCATGTGCCGCCCCATCTGATTCAGCAGCTGGATCGCAGCACGTTCAACAACATCGAGGTGCAGGGCACGGAGTTCGTGCAGCACTGCCTGCTCCCGCACTTGAAGCGGTGGGAAGCAGCCATCAGTCGTGACCTCATCGTTGATGATGAAAAGTATTTCGCTGAGCACAGCGTAAGCGGCCTGCTTCGCGGCGACCACGCGAGCCGGTCAGCGTATTTCGTATCGGCGCTCCAGAACGGCTGGATGACGGTGAACGAAGTGAGAGAGCTAGAGAACCTAAATCCAATTGGGCCAGAGGGCGACCAGCATTTCATCCAGTTGAACATGACCACGCTAGAAAAGGCAGGCCAGGAGCCGCCGGCAGTTGAGCCACCAGCCGTCGAGATTGAGGACAGCCAAGAGGATGACGCCGAAGACCTGGCCGAAGAACAGGAGCAGACAGATGGAACTTGAGCGACGCTACCTGACCGTAGACGAGGCTCCCGAGTGCGAGCTTGCGATTGAGACTCGTGCCAGCGGGCGTGAGGCCATTCGTGGCCTAGCGGTGCCGTACAACCGACTGTCGCTTGATCTTGGCGGCTTTCGGGAGCGAATCCTGCCCGGTGCTTTCGATAAAGTGCTGAGCCGCCAGCGTGGCAAAGGCGAGATTCTGAGCTACTACAACCACAACAGCGACATGCTTCTAGGCCGCGAGTCTGCCGGCACGCTAGAAATCATTGCGGATGACCGTGGCATTTCCTACGTCGTTGAGCCGCCAGACACATCGGCTGGCCGTGACGTTCTCGCCTTGGTTCGTTCTCGCAATCTGCGTGGCAGTTCCTTCGCCTTTACCGTGAGCCAGAAGGGCGAGCGGTTCACGACTGACGAGGGCGGTAAGGCAATCCGTGAAGTGGTTGAGGCTTCGGGCCTCTACGAGGTTGGCCCCGTAAACGTGCCAGCCTACGGCAGTGCTACGTCTGCGGTGGTGGCCCAGCGTTCGTATGAGGCGTGGCTGGCCGCTCAGGCTGCGGCCGTTGAGTTGGACGCCGACGCCGAGCCGGAGGTAAAGCGTGCCGTGCGTTCGCTGGTGCGTGACGCAGCTGCTGCGTGGGCTCTGAGGCTGCGCAATGTCTGAGGCCCGCTGCACCTGCGGCGAGAAGTTGCGGTGCCGTTCCTCTCGCCCGTGTGGCGAAGAGCGTCAACAGTATTTGCGTTGCCCTCGCTGCGGCGCTCGTGCTGTCGTGTTTGTAAAAACAACACATTCGGAAGTCCGGTTCTGCAAGAGGCCGGCACGCTAGAGGCACAGTGGACTCCACGGCAATACCGCCGCAGGAGATACACAGTGGACACCCTCAAGAAATTGCAGGACGAGGCGGCAACCCTTGCCAACCGGATCGACGCCGTGCGCGCGATCGAGGCCGAAGACACGACCGCCCGCGATGTCGAGCTCATCGACCTCAACAAACGTGCCGACGAACTGACCGCCAAGATTGATTTTGAGAAGAAGGTGGCTGAGTCGGCCAAGAATCTCCGCAGCGTGGTTGACCGCTGCACGCCGGCCCCAGAGGTGCGTGCCGAAGAGCCCAAGACCCGGATCGAGGCGGTGCCGTTCTCGGGCCGGCTCCGTGCGTTTGAGAACGCCAAGGACGCCTACTCGGTTGGCATGTGGTTCAAGGCGAAGAGCGGCGACGCTGACGCGAAGCGGTGGTGCCAGGACCACGGCGTTGAGGCTCGTGCTCAGGGCTCGACCGGCAGCACCACGGGCGCGGCTTTCGTGCCCGACGTGCTCTCCTCGACCGTCATTCGGCTCGTCGATCAGTACAGTGCATTCGCTCAGAACGCCACCAATGTGGTGATGCCGAGCGACGTTCTCCTGTTCCCACGCCGCACGGCCGGTGCGACCGCGTACTGGATCAATGAGAACTCGGCCATCACTGCCAGCGACCCCACTTCCAATCAGGTCACCCTGACTGCGAAAAAGGTCACGGGCGCGGTGACGATTGCGAGCGAGCTCCTGCAGGACTCCATCGTGTCGATCGCCGACTGGATCGCTGCCGAGCTCGCCCTGACGCTCAGCAACGCCGTGGAAGAGGCTGCGTGGAGCGGCAACCCCAGCAACGCTCCAGCGGTGGCCGGGCTTGTCACGACCTACACGGGTGGCTTGCTGGCGGCGTCTGCCGCCACCTATGCCGCCTCGCTCGTGACGGCTGCCGGTGACACGCCCGACGAGGTGACCAAGGCGAACCTGCTGGCCATGATGGCCAGGGTTCCGCAGCACTCGCGTGCGGGTGCCAAGTGGTTCTGCTCGCCGTTCTTCTTCGCGGCGTGCATGCAGAACCTCGACCTTGCCCAGGGCGGTTCAGTTGGTCTGTCGCAGGGCATGGGCCCGACCTTCCTTGGCTCGGAAGTGGTTCTCACCGACCGGCTCCCGAGCGGTGCTGACTCGACGGGTGCCATCATGGCGCTGTACGGCAACATGGCCAACAGCTCCTACTACGGCATCCGCCAGGCCATCGAGATCGCCAGCAGCGATCAGGTGAACTTCCTGTCGGACCAGACCGTGATTCGGGCAGTGGCTCGCGTCGCCATCACGCACGCCAACCTGGGCACCGACACCGTCGCTGGCCCGATCATCGGCCTCGTGGGTGCGTGAGCCTGACGGCTTGACGAGTGTGCAATCTTGAGCGGGCGGCTTCCACGACGGGGCCGCCCGCTCTCTTTCTTTGAGGCACCATGCTCGTCAAGGTAGGTGGCACTGAAGTTGACATCCGAGTGGAGGCCGTGCTCTCCATGCCACGGCTCTCGTTCACGTCCAACCACTTCGCCTGGGCCCAGGCCCTGATGCCGCTTGGCATTCGCCCCACGATGGGCACGGGTGCGTTCTGGGATCAAGTTAACACCCGCGTCATGGAGCAGTTCATCGACAAGGCGGAATGGCTGCTCTGTATCGATTACGACAGTTTTTTTCAAAAGGAGGACCTCGAACAGTTATTTGCGATGGCGATGACCTTTCAGTGTGACGCCATCACCGGCATGCAGACTAAGCGTGAAGACGGCCGCCCGATGCTGACGCTGAAGGGCACGCTGGACGCACCGCCAGAGGATGGGCACACGCAGGTGCCCAAAGAATGGTTTTCAGAACCCGTGCAGGAAGTAGATACTGCCCATTTCGGCTGCACTGTCATCAGCACTGCCGCACTCAAGCGAGCCAAGAAGCCTTGGTTCTGGAGCAAGCCGGACGAAGGCGGCTCGTGGAACGACGGCAGGATTGATCCTGACATCTACTTCTGGCGCAACTGGCGAGACTCGGGCAACCGCGTCTTCGTCTCGCCGCGTGTCGTTTTGGGCCATGGCGAATACGTCGTGACGTGGCCCGGCAAGAACCTTACTGCCCCTGTTTTCCAGTGGACTACTGAGTTCACGAACACGGGGAAGCCGCCTGAATCTGCATGGAGTGTGGGCTAATGCCGAAGATTATGTTTACCCGCGCGTGGCGTGGCTACCGCAAGGGGCAAGTGGCTGAGCTTCCTGGCGGCATCACCACGCAGCTGCTCGCTCAGCGTGTCGCTGTGGAAGACAACCAGCCGTCTCTGATTGAAACGGCTGCCCTTGAGCACGACGTAGAAACCGCAGACGCCACCCCAAAGCGAAGAGGCCGCCGTGCAGTATCGAAGCCTGACTCGACAGACGCCGCCAGCCGTTGAGCCCGTCACGCTCGCGGAAGCTAAGGCCCATCTGCGGGTTGATACAAGCGAAGATGACGCTTACATCGGCACGCTGATCACGGCAGCCCGCGAGTGGTGCGAGCAGTACCTAGATCGCACGCTGGTCAATACGCAGTGGGTGATGCGGTTTGACTCGTTCCCGCCAGACGGCA